CGGCTTCCTGTTTCGCAGATTCCTCGGCCTCTTTCCTGGCAGTTTCTGCCGTGCGGTCGATTTCTTTCTGACGTGTTACAGGGTTTAGCCAAATAGCACTGTTGTAGGCATCTTCCAAAGAGTAACCGGCATTAATCAAAGGGACTATTTGCTCGGAGACTTCATCGAAAAATTCATGGGCTGGATCAGAGGCAAATGCCTCTACTTCCGATTGAACGCGAGTATGGGCTTCCTGTATGGATGCTTGTTGACCCGCAGTAATATTGTATTCAAGCCCCCTGATTCTGTCTTGAAGGGACTTCACTGCCGGGTCGATTTCTTTAACCGTCCCGTCCAGTGCTACGTTGTACGATTGGGCAATCTGCTTAATCAGATCGACCTTTCCGGCATCGTCTGCCGTTGATAATCTGTAGTGGGCATTCATGAGGTTTCTGACCATCGACCCCTCATCAATACCTTGAGTTTTAAGCATTTGCGAATAGGGCGACATGACATCTCTCATGACACGACCTAAATTCGCATCTCCCCGGTCCTTCTCAAGACCTTCCCGCATCTGTTCTTCACGCTGTTCTACATAACTCTGGACAGTGGGATCTAATCCCTTCCAGAATTCGTGCATTTCCTTCTTCCACGATTGGGGGGCTGGCTTGCCTTCTGCTTCAGGTTCTTTTACTTCTTCCTTGGCCTCTTCTTTTGGTTCTTCTTTTACCTCTGGTTCCTTCCCTGCGAGTCCTTCCTGTACTTCCTGATCTTCTTCTGTCTTGACTACAGGTTCTGAACCGAACAAATCAGCACCGATAGACTCCACCGCTGCTTCCATATCAATACCACTTTCACCGCTGTCTGCGATTTCTTCACTCATGGGTTAAATCCTCGTATATTCACAATCCGCACCCGAAGTTAGTTCTTCGGCTAGTTTCTCTCTCTTCCTGATGGGCATTTTCTCGACTTCCTTTTCAACCGTCTCATCCATGGCTTTCTCTAACCTGGCTTCTTCGTCGTGCATGTGTTTTGTCTGGTGCTTTCTTAAACTTGGTTCGTAATCAACACAGTCATGCTTTTTCATGTCCTCCCTACGTTCTTTATAGGAGGTTATTGGTTTTCCTGAAACCGGGGATATATAACGATCCCATGGCTGCATGTCGCAATTGACCATAGTGGGCATTATTTTTCTTTCAGCCTTCGCACCACATTTACAGACTTGGGGCTGCTTATAATCTTTGAGTCTTAAGATTCGATCAAACTGATGTCCGTTTTTACATTCATAGGTGTATAAAGGCATGGCTTCCTCAAGAAATTAAAGCTACGTAGTCAATGTACAAATCGTGGGTACTGTTGCCCGTTGTTGGATGGTAGAACGTAATCTGCGCATTCCCTGATCCATCTATAAAATCTGAGTCATCTGGAATCAAAATAGTCCTGTAGTTGTTCGTTGTTGAAGTATTCATACGAATGACTGTCACATCAGCCGCAGTTGTGTAGTTCCTGATTTGAATGTCCACATAATGAGCCCCACCGCCCGTATATCGTCCGTTTACCACAATCCCGCGTATCTGTACGACGTTCGTGAAATTGACTTCTAAATCTATTCCGGGAACGCCTGTTGTTTCAGGAAGGTTGTATTCATTCCCATCTAAAGCTATTGTCAGGGTTAGTATATTCCCCACTGGCGTACCACCAGCAACTACGTTCAGTGAGGTTGGAACGACGAATCCAGGAATGATGACCGCAGTCCCTATATTAGTCAGTCCTTCTATATATGTATTGGAGCCAACAATCCCAGTTAGAACGCCAGATCCGGTTCGATTATAGGAGGTTCCTATTAACTTTATCCCAGTAACGCCAGGATCAACTGTGAGGCTGTCGTTCGCCCCTCCGATGATCTTTGAATCTCGACCTCCGGTTGAGAACTGAATCAGGGAGTCTGAATCACTACCGATAATGTCAGTTTCAGCCCCTGCGACTAATATGTCTCCATTCGTATTAGCTTCAAAATCCCCACCGATGAACTTATTACTGGTACACCCGCTGTCTATTTTTACTCCCCAGTCTGTATTACCCTCAATCGTCCCGCCGTTGAACTGATTACCACTCCCCTCAACTATATGAACCCCTATCTCTACACCCTCGATAATAGGGTCTATCCATAAGCAGTAAGAGGTCTGCTGGGCGGAAGCATTATCATCCAGGTAAGAACCGTATTTGGGTTTGGCGACTCCAGATCCGTCGTTATAAAACCCTCCACCTTCATTACCAGAGCAGATATAGTGGTATTTGTTAACAACGCACCACTCAGTTCTCAATCCGGCCTGAGTCGTTCCACAGCCCCGTACATTAAAGTCCAGGTAGGAATGATGAAGCCCACGACAATATACCCCATCACCACTCCCATCATGCCCCTCAATGAAAAACCGCCCGACGCGCATGTTTAAAACTGAAACCCCTCCATCAAGGATGAAAGAATCTCCACTTCCGGTACATCTTAACCGGACAATTCCACATGAAGTAATAACCGCATCATTTACCGCCCAGTTTGGGCTTGTCTCATAAACATAAATCCCAGGCTCGAATATTAAGCAAGGAGGATTAGTTTGTTCATTCAGCCAAACAACAGCCTTTGCAAAAGCAGCCGTATTATCCGGATTAGAGGGAGTTGCACCAAACTCGCTGATATTTTTTGAAATAGTGTGCTCGCGGTTTAGCTTATACGCCTCCTTCAGTCTCATGCCGCTTGTTTCTGCATTCTCGCGGCTTGCTTATCTAGCATGGATTGGATTTCGGCCTTGTGTTTGATAAGCCTCTTTTCCATCTCCGCTTCAAACTCTATTTCAGTGGTATTTTGTTTAATGTTGGCGATTTCTTCTCTGTGCTTTTGTTCCATTTCAGCGAGCTTCTTGACGAAATCAAGTTGAGCCTTGTCCATCTTCAGCTTATTTCCTTCCTGCGTAAATTTTTCCTGGGCCTGTTGTTTTTCCTGCTGGAACTTTTGCTGCTCCTGCTGGAATTTCTGTTGGGCCTGCTGGAACTCCTTAACCTTCTTCTCCTGTTCGGGATCTTGCTGGGGCTTGGGTTCCTGCATCTTATTTAATTCATCTTCAACTTCCCTTCCGAACCGATATCTTTTGACAATAGCTAACATCATTGACTTAGCCGCTTCGAATGGCATGACCCCCTTCTCCATCATCGGGGCTATACCATTCATGAACTGGGCCATAGCATTCATGAAATCACCCACCAATTGCTTGTCTTCAGTCGCTTCTACATCAAGGGTTGAATTGGTCTCGATATCTATCCGGTAGCTTCTGGAATAATGGTCTTTCAGAATTTCAAGAATATCGCCCCAATTGGGCATTTGTAGAACTTGCATGGCTTGCTGAACGGTTGGGGATTGGGGGTTGATTCCGTTCTCTCTGGCCGTTTTGACCATTTGTTCAGCTTGGGCTTTCTGTTCGGTCGTTGAATAAGGAAGTCCTGTCATCTTCACCCAGGACTGTTCAGAGAACTTCTTCACCGCGATATCAAGCATTAACCTCATTGTGTCTAATGCGTATCGCTGGACTTCTTTCTGAAGTCTCTTCAACCGCATGGTCCCCCATGACTCCTTTATCTTCTGGGCACCTAATGTTTCTGAAGCCTTGGACTGACCTCTTACTATGTCCGAAATCCCCGTAACTTCGTAAATGACTGCTTTACATGACTCTCTTGCTTGCATCAGTTGCTGAGCAGTTGCTACAAGTTCACCGATAGGCAGCATCCAGATATTCTGATCCAATCCGCCTTCAGCCAGTAACCCTGCTTTATCTGTGGGTACTAGAGCATTGTCTTCTTCTTTGAGGATCTGTTCTATTTCCTCACCGAGAGCGCCGTTATAGGCACCCCTTACCTTAATTGCCTCTATGACTCGATTTAGCCTACCCTGAATCCGGTTAAGTTCTTTTGCCTGATTCTCGTATAACTTATAGAGAGCCGTAGGCATGAGATCGTTGGACTTTTCGACAAACTGTAAAGGTCTGGGACAGTTGAAAAACCCTGTAAGATTTAGCGGGTCTTCGTCAACCTTGAGAAATTCGTCTTTCAGTTGAGGGCTGACGTATTTGATCGTCTTGTCTGACTTATTCCAAATCTGATAGACCTGAGCGGTTTTCCGATAACCCTTGTTCTTATTGTCTTCTTCTTCCCACGATTCCTCTTCTTCCTTCTCTTCACCCTCAACAAAGCGTAACTTGTTAACTTTATCCCCAAATAGCCGTCGAGCCTCTTCACGGTCTAGATATTCCTCATAAGCCACCCAGGGGACTTTGGACCATTTGTGGGCATAACCAAATAAGACTCGATTCCATTTCTTGGAATCTGTACACACCGTCTCCCAGTCATCATCATTCTCATATTTGACACTTGTCACCCCTCTACCAGGTAAAAGACCATCTAAAGTAGCGTCAGACATGGATGAGTCGAATTTTTCGTAATCATCTATATCGGTGTCTAAAAGGTACTCCAGCATCCTCTGTGCGGCCTCTGAGACGACTTTACCCATGGGGTCTTCGTCTTTGTACCTTCTTTGAATAACCGGGCGCGGAACCTCTGAGAAAAGCGCAGGCAGGAGGGTTTCTGTGTTGGAGTAGAGGATGTTGAACGGAGTCTTTCGGTCAGCCGAGTAGATTTCGAGAATTTCTTTACCGTCCTCGCGAAAGTCTTTCTCACGCTTCTTGGCATCGTTTATTTCCTCCAGAAACTCACTGGGCGTCATAGCGTTCTGCTCTCTTGTTTGAGAAATGCTGTTTCTTCATAGCACCAAAATTCATATTAGTAATATTGCCTTGGTGGAATTTCTGATTCTGAGTCAGAGACGGGGCTTGAGCCTTTGATTGTCTCCAGGTCAGAGAGAGATATCTGAACGCGTCCGCAGCATGGGAATGTTCATCATGCACCGGAGTGGTGGAAAAAATCTTTTTCACTTCGTCATATGTTCTTCTATAGGATTTGAGATGTTCAACCCCATCTTCGCATTTATGGTCGAAATAACATTTTGGTAAAGTCGCGTTGGCTGCCTGAATACCATCTTCTACACTCAAACTTGGAACTAATGCAAAATTGCCAACATCTTCGGCTAAGAACTGTTGAAGGATGGATTTACCGCCCATTCCGAGTTTTTTGGGCTTTGCATCATGGGGGAGCCAGTGAAGGCCGTAATTATAGGCTTTGTCGCGAAGAATCTGGGCGTAAAAGGGTATTTCCTTGAAATTATTCGCGTAGTAGTCAATTACCCTGATCTCATTAGCGATTACCTGATAGAACCAAATCGCTGTATCATCGTCCCGACCCAAGTCCCAGGCCGTGAAAACAGGGAATTCGTCGTCATATGGGATATCTCGAACCCGATTCTCGACAACGACCTTCGTAAGCGCTTCAGCCCAGATCGCACCGGGGAGAGCTGCTTCAAAGCTGACGTAATACTCCTGTAACCAGATGGCTTTACCATAAGATTCTCCGTGTTCACTCTGGAGTTCTTTCAGTTCGTTCAATAATTGGTCGTTATTGAATATTCCTGTCTGATCGACCGTTAATCTTTGTGAAAACCAGTCTTCAGAGTGTTCGGCGAAGTCAATCATCTTCTTGAAATGATTCTTCCCTCGTGGAGTCGAGTTGAATATCGCCCAACCTCCATTTTCCAACATTATTGGTCTTAGAAACCCCCATGCTGAGGGGTTTGAGAGGGCGTATTCTGAGAAAGTTAAACCTATCGGCGGAGAACCTACTAAAGCGTCGTATTTGTCACTCCCCATCAACTGCCAAGTCGAACCGTTTTTGAACTCGATGAACATTTCATTATCGAGTGTCTTTTTTCTGATTTCGACAGGGAAGGCTTCGTCTATTCGTTT